GATAAATGAATATCAAAGGCTACTTAGACTCACTAGATCTTAGTGATGGCGAAAGTAGAAGATCTATTTGTCCTTCTTGTAATAGTAAAAATACTTTCACTGTTACTAAAGAGTTAGGAACTATAAAATACAACTGTTACAAGCTTAACTGTGATGTAAGAGGAAACTATCACGTAGACCTTACTGTAGCAGAAATAAAACTATTAATGAAAAGACAGCAAGAACAAATAAAAAAGGAGCCAGACACAATGGAAATACCAGAATATGTTGTGCAGCCAATGCCAGAGCATACAAAGTTTCACGCCTTTAAAACCAGGTGGGGCTTAAATACAACTAAATTACTCTACGATGTAAAGGATGAAAGAGTTGTATTTCCTATACATTACAAGGGTAGGATCATAGATGCTAATGGTAGATCTGTAGGGGCTGTAAGCACAAAAGGAACGCCAAAGTGGTTTCGCTACACAGGCAAGGCTGATTACTATATGTGTAGTTCTCTTCTAAACAAGCACACATTACTTTTAGTAGAGGATTGTACTTCCGCAGAAATAGCAGTGCAAGAGTTTGCTGGTATAAATAGTATGGCAATCTTAGGTACAAGTTTAACGGACAAACATTATGACGCTATAGGAGAGTTTGAACATATAGTTATAGCATTAGATCCAGATGCAGCACATAAGACAATACAATACAAACGTGAGATAGAAGCTTGGACGGGTATTAAAACTACAGCAGTACGCTTAGACGATGATATTAAATACAAACTTAAAACAGATATAGATAGACTTGAAGGAGTTTTATAATGGTATGGGTATTAATGTGGATGCAAAGTTTGTCAGGTAGCAGCCTAGACTATATACATTTGTCAACGTATTACAGAGAAGCTGATTGCATAGAGCAATTACAGAAAGCAGAAGTAATGAAGGTACATAGAGGCGTAGCCATTAGCTGTATCGAAATAGATTTAGAAGGGATCAAAGCAGATGTACGCGATTCATATTGAGATTGACACAGGGGAATACTGCTACGTCACAGGCAAGAACCCATTTACTATACACGATGCACCTCTTTTATTTGAGAACAAAGAAGAGGCTGAATCACACGCAAAACTTTGGAATACTGGAAGAGTAGTACCTTACATTATGCCTATGAGCAAAGTAGAGAGAAGAGCCTCATTAGACAGAAGCAAGGCAAACAATAACAAAGGAGTAATAAAAGATGATGGAACTAGCACTACTTAAAACAATGATGAACCGTGAGTTTTACGACTCACATAAAGGTATACGTTGCCCTGCTAAAATCTTTACTAAAGATGTAAGGAAGATCAAAGAAACTATGGACAAAGCGATGGCAGAGTTCACAGGTGATCTTACTGTATCGGATGTAGAGGCTTTATTTTATACACACAACCAAACTATGACTACAGCTAACAAAGCAGCCTACACAGATCTCTTTCGTAAGTTAGATAAAGAGAGTGGTATAAAGGAAGACATTGCAGAGGAAGTTCTAGGAACATTATTTCAGCAGCACGTAGGAGAACTTGTAGCCAACTTAGGGTTTGACTTTGTTAATGGTACTCAAAAGAGTATGGAGCCTTTGCGTAGACTTGTTGAAGATTTTAAGAATGACTTTACTCCTAACATAAGAGTTGAGTGGGAGGACATAAGTATAGACACTATATTAAAAGCTAATGATTTGCAGACGCAGTGGAAGTTTAACATCCCTAGTCTACGCAGAAAGATAGAAGGAGTTTCAGGAGGACATTTGATCTTAGTTGGAGCTAGACCTAACACAGGTAAAACTTCTTTCCATGCATCACTAGTGGCTGGGCCAGAAGGCTGGGCTAAACAAGGTGCTAAGTGTGTAGTTATGTGCAATGAGGAAGCTTATGAGCGAGTAGCAGCACGATACTTGAGTGCAGCAGCTAACATGACAATGGAAGAAGTTAAAGCTAATGTATCTCTTGCTAAGTCTAGGTACGAACCTGTAAGAAAGAATATAAGGGTTAAAGATAGTACCAACAAAGACTTGATGTGGGTGGAATCTGTAGTCAAACAAGAAAAGCCAGACATACTAATCCTGGATATGGGAGATAAGTTTGCTACTAAGAACACTGACAAATCAGATATTTATCTTAAAGATGCGGCAATCTATGCACGTAACATAGCTAAAGAGTATAGCTGCTGTGTTGTATGGATGTCGCAACTAAGTGCCGTAGCAGAAGGTAAAGTATATGTAGATCAATCTATGATGGAAGGCTCTAAGACAGGTAAAGCTGCAGAAGCAGATCTTATGGTTTTGATTTCCAAGAACCCACTTGTAGAAGGTGCAGAAGAACAAGATACACAGAGGCACTTGAACATTGCAAAGAATAAGCTTAAAGGTGGTTGGCATGGAGTTGTGCATTGTGAACTAGACGGTGGAAGGTCTTTATACACAGCATAGGAGAGTTAAATGAGATTAGTTTTAGACGTAGAAAATACAACAACAACTAGAGGAGGTAAGTTACACCTAGATCCATTTGAAGAGACTAACTTTTTAGTTCAGGTGGGTATGATGAATGTAGACAACGTAAATGAGCTACACTTAATAAATATAGATCACGTTGAAAAGAAAGACACTTCAGGTTCTGGTGCAAAGTTTGTGCAACAAGTGCTAGACAATACAACGTTACTTATAATGCACAACGCGCAGCATGACTTAATGTGGTTATGGGAATGCGGCTTCAAGTATGAAGGTGCTATATACGACACGATGTTAGCTGAATACGTCTTATTACGTGGTCAGAAAGATCTGCTAAGTCTTGCGGCTTGTGCAGAGCGTAGAAACCTAAACGTTCAGAAGGATGATACCTTAAAGCGTTACTTTAAAGAAGGATACAATACAAATGAAATACCGCTTAATGAATTGGAGCATTATCTCCGTTGCGACTTGCTTACTACTGGCGAGTTGTTCCATTCCCTCGAAAGAGACTATAACGAGCAAGATTCCAGAGGTCTTCTTACCACAAGAGAAGTCACCTTCAGAGTCTGTAGAACCCTTACCAGAATCAACATCTCTGGAATCAGGGTGGATAGAGAAGCCTTAGACTTAGTTCGGAAAGAGTTTGAACAGGAAAAGGCTGACTTGGAAGATTGTTTGCAAAGGGATGTAAGAAGTTACATGGGAGATACTCCTATAAACCTAAACAGCCCTTTGCAACTCTCTGAGGTTGTATTCTCTAGAAGGATTAATGACAGAAAAGAATGGGCAGAATTGTTTGATCGACAGGCAGGTTTGCGAGACAAATATGGACTTCATAAGGAGAAAGCTTTTAAAAATACGGTAGCTCAGAACAGTACTATCATAAAACGTACCAATGCTTTTACCTGCCCTGTCTGCAAAGGTAAGGGGTTTGCATATAAAGTAAGGAAAGATGGTACAAAGTATGCAAAGCCTAATAAGTGTAAGGACTGTTCTGCTCGTGGGTATGGCCTGAAAGAAACTAACATCATGGCAGGTCTAGGCTTTGGTGCGCCTAATGTTTCTTGGGTTAGTGCTAACGGATTTAGTACAGGAAAGGATAACTTAGAATCTTTGATGGCAACTGCTAAAAATAAAAAGATGGATAAAGCTTTGACATTTTTAACTAAGCTTAAACGTCACAGTGCAATCAGCAGCTACCTGTCTAGCTTTGTGGAAGGCATAGATGTGTTCACTAAAAAGGATGGCTTCCTACACGCATCGCTTACACAGCACATCACAGCAACAGGCAGGTTCTCTGGACGTAATCCTAACATGCAGAACATGCCACGAGGAGGTACATTTCCAGTTAAGAAAGTGTTCATAAGTCGTTGGCCAGGCGGGAAAATCTGTGAAGCCGACTTTGCACAACTAGAATTTAGAGTTGCTGCATTCCTGTCTCAAGACAAGAGGGCTATGGAAGAAATAGAAACTGGCTTTGACGTACACAGCTATACAGCTAAAGTTATATCTGATGCAGGTCAGCCCACTACCCGTCAAGAAGGTAAGGCACATACGTTTGCACCTCTATTTGGTGCGAGTGGATATGGAAGAAGTCAAGCAGAGGCTGCATACTATACACACTTCAACGAGAAATACCAAGGTATAGCTGAGTGGCATAAGCAGTTAGCTGACGATGCAATAAGATTTAATAAAATAACCACACCATCTGGAAGACAGTATGCATTTCCTGATGTAGTAAGAAGAAAGAATGGAGGTGTAACACATTTTACTATGATAAAGAATTACCCTGTTCAAGGATTTAGTACGGGGTGTATTGTTCCTGTAGTACTAATGGAAATGGAAGAACGTTTATCTAGTTTACAATCCTGTTTAGTAAACACTGTTCACGATTCAACAGTGATAGATGTTCATCCACAAGAAGAAGCACTTGTATTAGAAATTATTTCTAGTATGAATAAAGGTCTTAACGATCTGATAAAAAAGACTTATAATGTAACTATGAACGTTCCTTTGCTATTAGAAGCAAAAATAGGCCCGAATTGGCTTGACGTAGTTGATACATAGGCTATAACTATAAGTTCTGAAACTCTCATTGAAAGGTAAAACAAATGAGCAACGAGTTGAGTATCGCCACAGAACGTGGTCAAACACTAGAACACCTTATGGGTGTAGCTACTGCAGCGCCTAGTAATTCTAATGGGCCTACACTAGCTAGGTTATCACAAGTCCAGACAGCTTTAAAAGCTGAAGTTGAAATGGGCGGCAAGAAGATGCGTATGGATGTAATTCCAGTAGGGCATTTCTGTTTAAAGGTATCAGAGGATGTATCTGTTTATTCAGAATCAGTTTCTATACGTGTGTTTCTACAGCGTGAGCAGTGGACAAGGTGGAACAGTGAACACAACACTATGGAAAAGTCTGTACTGTCTCAAAACGTAAGGGGCGATCTCCAAGATAGTTTAGGAGGCTTTAACCTTGGTAGACCTGCAGGTTACATTGCAGATTGGGAAGGTCTTCCTGAGTCAATGAAAGAAATTGTTCGCTCTGTAAAACGTACTAGGGTTATAATGGGATCAATAACTATAGGAACTGCATTAGATTCTAATGGTGAACCTAGCAAGGAAACCTACACAGACGTTCCTTTTATCTATGATGTAAAGAATAATACATCTATTAAAAATTTAGATAAGAGCTTAAAGTC